ATAGAGGAACCGGCTACTGAAACAGTTGAGAGCGTTGGGGGCGTAAAAGGTGATGAGCCTTCGGCTACAAAGCAAGAACCTGAAAGCACAGTAACCCTGGAGACAGTCCGGGCAAAGCTAGCGGCATTAATGCAAATTGGCAAGCAGGCCGAGGTTAAGGAGCTACTTAAAAAACACGGCGGGGATAAACTCTCAGACATTCCAAAGGAAAACTACTCGGCATTGTTGGCGGAAGCGGAGGCGATGTAAATGGCTGAACAGAAGGTGAATTGCGCCTCAGGCGCAAGAGAGGCTGGCCTGGGCCATGCACTCCTAAACGCCTCCGGTGCCGATCGCTGGATCAACTGTCCGCCCTCAGCACGACTTGAGGAAGCTGTGGATGAGGAAACCAGTGAGTATGCAAAAGAAGGCAGTTTTGCCCATAGTCTGGCAGAAACATATCTGGCTCACCATTTGGGGTTAATCAAAAAAAGTGAGTTTAACAAAAGGCTTAAAAAGCTAAAGCAAGATTCCTTCTATAACCAAGAGCTAGATGATTATGTGAATGTTTATGTGGATTTTGCCATCGAGAAAATCAACGAGGCCAGGGCTAGAACAGCGGATGCGGTGGTGCTTTTGGAAATGAAGCTGGATTATTCCGAGTGGGTTCCCAGCGGTTTTGGCACCGGCGACCTGGTTTTGGTTAGCGATGATATCTTGGAAGTAATTGACATGAAATTCGGACGTGGTATTGAAATTTCTGCCATCGACAATAGTCAAATGCGGTTATATGGCTTAGGCGCATTGAATCAGTTTGGCTGCCTTTACAACATTAATACAGTCAGGATGACTATTGTGCAGCCTCGCTTAGATAATATCAGCACAGACGAAATGTCGGTTGATGATTTGATGTATTGGGCTACTAATACGGTCATGGGAGCAGCGGAAAAAGCCTGGAAGGGAGAGGGAGAATTCCTGCCGGGAGATCATTGTCGCTTTTGCCGGGTAAGAGCAACTTGTAGAGCAAGGGCCGAGGCTAACAACCGGCTGGCTTGCTACGATTTTCAGGAACCGCCCCTTTTAACGGACGAAGAAATCGTAGAGGTGCTGGATGCGGCGGATGAATATATAAGATGGATTGCTGATGTACAGGCATTTGCTTTGGATCAGGCGGCTAACCACGGTAAACAGTGGGCCGGTTACAAGCTGGTAGAAGGCCGTAGCGTTAGGAAATACGTGGATGAAACTAAGGTGGCTGAGACTCTACAGGCTGCTGGGTACAGTGAGGATCAGATTTATGAGCGGGTTCTTTTAGGTATTACCAAGATGCAAAAAGCGGTAGGTAAAAAGCAGTTCAATGAGCTGCTAGCTGGTCTGGTGGAAAAACCACCGGGTAAGCCCAAACTGGCACCCGAATCAGATAGGCGTTCAGCACTCAAGAGCACAGCTGAAATTGATTTTAAGGAGGATATTTAAAGTGAAAGTAGTTACAGGAAAAGTGAGATTTTCGTATCCAAATGTCTTTGAACCCAAATCAGTAAATGGTAGTGCCCCCCGATATAGCGTCAGCCTTATTATTCCCAAAAGTGATAAGAAGACGCTAGCCAAGATTAAAACCGCTATTGAGGCGGTTAAAAAGGAAGGAGCCCACAAGTGGGGCGGCAAGGTTCCGGCTAATTTGAGATTGCCTTTGAGAGACGGAGACGTGGACAGGGCGGACGATGAGGCATACGCAAACAGTTATTTCATTAATGTCAACAGCAATACCAAGCCGGGGATTGTGGACGGGGACCTAAACCCCATCATGGATCAGAGTGAGTTTTACGCTGGTTGCTATGGCAGGGCATCAATCGTGTTTTTTGCTTACAACACCAACGGTTCCCGGGGCATCAGCGCAGCTCTTCAAAATCTGCAGAAGTTGGAAGATGGCGAACCCTTGGGCGGCAAGTCTAGACCAGAAGATGACTTCGGTGGAGATTTTGACGAGGATCTTTTAGGATGAGAACTTTAGCTTTGGATTTAGAGACTTATTCGGGTGTAGACCTCACTAAAAGTGGGGTCTATGCCTACACCAACTCATCGGATTTTGAAATATTACTGCTGGCTTATGCCTTTGATGATGACCCGGTAGAAATAATTGACCTGGCCAGCGGTGAAAAAGTGACAGACGAGGTTTGGGAAGCATTAATAAATTCTGAAGTGGTAAAGACAGCTTTTAATGCTAATTTCGAGAGAACCTGCCTAGCAAGATATTTTAATACACCGATGCCACCGGAGGAGTGGCGTTGTAGCCAGGCCCATGCTTTGACCCTGGGTCTTCCAGCTAGCTTAGAAGGGGTGGCCAAGTGTCTAAAACTTTCTCAAAAGAAAATGCAGGAGGGGAAGCAGTTAATTCGCTTCTTCTCCATGCCTTGCAAACCCACTAAAACTAATGGTGGAAGAACCAGAAATCTACCGGAACACGACCTAGACAAGTGGGAGTTATTCAAGACCTATTGCAAACAGGATGTGGAAGTGGAGCGTTCTATCCGGCAAAAGTTAAATAATTACCCTATGCCGGAGCAGGAACTGAAACTATGGTATTTAGACCAGCGCATTAATGATTACGGATTGCGGGTGGATATGAAGTTAGTGAAAAGCGCTCTTTTGTGTGATGAAGGTTATCAGATAAAACTTATAAAAGAAGCCAAGCAATTAACCGGGCTGGAGAACCCCAACAGCCCCGCCCAGCTAAAAAGTTGGCTGCAAGATAAACACGGTATCCAAGTGGAAAGCCTAGCCAAGGATACAGTAACAGAAATATTGGAAGAAGTGGCCAACCCGATAGTTAAACGGGCCTTAGAGCTAAGACAAGAAATGTCCAGAACTTCGGTTAAAAAATATGAAGCTATGGATAGAGCGGTCTGTGAGGATGACCGAGTGAGGGGGCTGCTGCAGTATTACGGAGCCTCGACTGGTCGGTTTGCGGGTAGGTTGGTTCAAATCCACAACCTACCCAGGAATAACATGAGCGATTTAGACCTAGCTCGGAGGCTATTGTCAGCGGGGCATTATGAGGCTTTAGAACTATTGTTTGAATCAGTACCCGATGTTTTATCTCAGTTAATTAGAACGGCCTTCATCCCCTCCCCCGGCCATCGTTTTATAGTATCGGATTTTTCAGCGATTGAAGCCAGAATTATTGCTTGGCTGGCCGGTGAAAAATGGAGGCTGGATGTATTTAATACCCACGGCAAAATTTATGAAGCCTCGGCAGCCCAAATGTTCGGGGTGCCAATAGAGAGCATCACCAAAGGCAGCGAGCTTAGGCAGAAGGGTAAAATAGCGGAACTTGGACTTGGTTATCAGGGAAGTGTTGGAGCTCTGAAATCCATGGGCGCACTGAAAATGGGCTTACAGGAAGCAGAGCTGTCGGGAATAGTATCAGCTTGGCGTAAGGCTAACCCCAAAATAGTTAAACTTTGGTGGACCATAGAAGAAGCGGCTATCAGGGCCGTAAGGGATAGAACGACAGAAAAACTACAGCGCAAAGTGAAGCTTTATTACAAAGGCGGTGTGCTGTTTATGCAATTACCCTCGGGGCGGAGCTTGGCTTATGTACGACCTAAAATTGAGCTGGATGAGCGTTATGGCAAGGATAAATTGACATACGAGGGTGTGGACCTGGGCAAATGGTGCCGGATTGATACCTATGGGGGGAAGTTGGCGGAGAATTTGACCCAGGCAATTGCTAGGGATTGTTTAGCTGAATCGCTTTTAAGGCTTGATGCTGCCGGTTACAAAATAGCAAGTCACATACATGACGAAGTGGTGCTAGATGTCCCCCACGGTTTTGGCTCCCTAAAAGAAGTGGAAGCAATTATGAGTGAGGATATTGACTGGGCACCGGGGTTACCGATGCGGGCAGATAGCTTCGAGGCGGACTATTACAAAAAAGATTAGGAGGTTTTTAAATATGGGTAATATCAAAGTTTTTAACCATACAGAGTTTGGAGAACTAAAAATTTTAATTATCAATGGTAAGGAATATTTCCCGGCCAGTGGGTGCGCTACCGTTTTGGGTTACACCAACCCCAGGGATGCAGTATCCCGCCATTGCCATGGGGTCGTGAAACACGACATCATCGATAATCTTGGCCGGAAACAAGAGATGAATTTTATTCCTGAAGGGGACCTTTACCGCTTGATTGTCCGCTCTAATTTACCAGAAGCAGAGCGATTCGAAAGATGGGTGTTTGATGAGGTATTGCCTTCCATTAGGAAATTTGGGCTGTATGCCACCGACACACTTATAGATGACATTCTAAATAATCCCGACCTGGGCATAAAGTTATTCACTCAATATAAGGAGGCTAAGGAAAAGGCCAGACAGTTGGAATTGGAAACGGCCAAGCAGAAGCAAATAATCGGTGAGCTAAGACCTAAGGCTTCTTACTACGATTTAATCCTGCAAAACAAATCCTTAGTCCCCATCACAAAAATTGCTAAGGACTATGGCATGTCGGGCCAGGCCATGAATAAGCTGCTTCACCATTTAGGGGTGCAGTACAAAATGGGAAACACTTGGCTTTTGTATCAAGGCTACGCAGATCAAGGCTATACCCAATCTAAAACACATACCATCGATGATGAGAAAAGTGTCATGCATACTTACTGGACGCAAAAAGGCAGATTGTTTCTCTATGACCTTCTGAAAAATAAGAGGGGCTTACTGCCGGTTATTGAACGAAAAATTGCTTAGGGAGGGGAGAAACCTATGGATAAAATCAATCCTGATCATTACCTAGTGGGTGGTATAGAAACCATTGACTACATCCAAGCCAAGCTAACGGGGGAGCAGTTTACGGGCTACCTTGTGGGTAATGTAATTAAATACCTCTCCCGCTTTGAGTATAAAGCAGGGGAAGAAGATTTGCAAAAAGCCCGCTGGTATTTGAACCGGTTGCTAGTGCAAAGGAAAAGACCCATCATCTATGTCTGCTCCCCGCTCAGGGGAGATGTGGAAAGAAACATTCATAAGGCCATTGGCTATTCTAGATATATTTACAGTAAAGGCGGTATCCCTTTAGCACCCCACGTTATATTTACTACCTTTCTCGATGATGATGACCCCGTGGAAAGGGCTGCTGGAATGGAGATGGGTTTAGAACTGCTAGCCAAGTGTGATGAGCTATGGGCTTTTGGAGATAAAGTTTCGGAAGGCATGGCTGGTGAGATAGCTGCGGCAGAAGAACTTGGGCTTAAGGTAAAGCGGTTTAACAGCCGGTTGGAGGTGGTTACTCCATGACCAAAGAGAACTTAACGGCCAAAGCCGCTAGGCAGATGCTCAAAAGGGGTTGGCATTGTATTCCGCTTAAGCCTAAGGATAAAAAACCTGTAGAAGCTAAATGGCAAGAACGATTAATTACAGACGATGAAATAGATCAAGTTTTTTCTTCGGATCATAATATCGGTTTGCTGCTAGGGGAGCCTTCGGATTGGATTGTAGATATTGACTGTGACACACAGGAGGCGGTTACTGCTGCCAGCCTATTAATGCCGGATACAAAGCTCTCCTTCGGAAGAGAAAGTATTGGAAGAGCACATCTACTATATCGTTGCCAAAAAGTGCAGACATCTAAGTTTCAGGATCCTACTAAAGATAAAGATTCTACTATTTTGGAAATCAGAAGCACCGGCAGCCAGACTATGATTCCACCTTCAATTCATCCGCAAGGTGAAGCAGTGACTTGGATGGGCAAGGGTAAACCCAAAGAACTATCAAAGGTGGAGCTGGTGAAAGCAGCCAGGCTTACAGCGGCAGCCGCTCTTTTAGCAAGGCGTTGGCCTAAGTCTGGGGCTCGGCAAGATGCTGCGCTACACCTTTCCGGTGC